GGTCTACCGCCAGGGAGCCGATCATGCCTCGGATGCCCTGCTGCTGCTTGAGCGCCATGTCGAGCTTGCTGGTGTCGTACTGCTGCTGCAAGTTGCGCTGCTGCAAGACCTGATTCATGAACTGAGGGAGGTACGCGCCCGCGCCGCTTTGCCCCGCCAACGACTGGAATTTGTTGAAGTCCACCTGCCCGGTCTGCGGGTCGATCGACTGCGAGTAAGCCTGAGAGATCGCCTGATTGGCCCCCAACTGCATTTGATTTTGCTTGAGCGCGAGCAGCCCCTGAGCAGCCTGAATGGGTGCCTGCACGCTCTGCAGCGGAGACTGCATCGGCTGGATTTGCAACGGGATTGTTGGATCGAGCGGCATCTTTTACCCCGTATATCCGGAAATCAAGTCTTGAGGAGTGCTGGTTCCTAGCGCGCTGGAGTTCCCGTAAATCGAGGCTGGCTGCTGATTCATCAATCCATACAGCAGTCCGCCTTGCGCGGCCGCCCCTAAGCCGCCTGCAATGGCATTGGCCGATCCGATCGTTCCAGCCGCGCGCGCATTGGCGCCCGACGTAAGCAGATTGCCAACGTTCGATGCCGTCTGAAGCCCCGCGTTGCCCACGCCTGCGGCCGCGTTCTCACCTACGCCCACAAGCCCAGCCAGCCGGTTGTATTGATCCGAGCCGACGTTGTAGTTGGTCAGGAAGTTTTGCAACGCGTTCTGATACTGCTGCTGGTACGTCTGGCTAGCGAGCCCGGTCGTATAGTCGGCGATGCCGCGCGCTTGCGCTCCGGACAGGTTCAGTCCCTTCGCCGCCATCTGATTGTTGAGCGTATTCAAGCCTTGATTCAACGTGAACTGATAGCCTGGCGTCTGCTCAAGTTGTTGCATCGTTGGATTGAAATTGAACTGCATGCCGCCGAGCTTTCCGAGTTGCGCCTGCATGCCGGGAATGTTGCTCGTGCCCAACTGCATGTAAGGCTGCAGGTTCTGCTGCATCTGCTGGAACTGTTGCCATTGGAGAGCAGATGCATTATTCGCCGCGTCGGCTTGCGTTTGCGCCGCATCGCTGGCTGCAGACGATTGCATCGCCGATCCCGCGATCCCCGCGACTGCCGTACCGACGCCTACCGCTGCTGCGACCATCGCTCACCCCTAATCAAAGCCATTTTTCGTACGTCGCCTCGACCGGCTGAAAGCCGAGGTAACGAAAGAGCGCCGACGCGTCGTGTTGAACCTTGCTGCCGACGGCCCAACGCGTCACGCCGCGGCGCCGCAACTCAGCCTCGACGAACTTGAACATGCGAACGCCGGTGCGCCCGGTACGCAGGTCGGGTCGCACAAAGAAAATGTCGGGTGTGCAAGTCAGGCACTGCGCGTAATGCAGTCCTGGCGCGATGAAACACACGAAGTACGCCGCGATCTCACCAGCCTCGCGACCGATAACCATCATCAAAGAGCCATCCGCTTCTCGCGCGCGATAGACCGCTTCCTGAGGATCGAGCGGAATGCCGTGATCCTTGTGCGTTGAAATCTCGGCATAGTGCTCATGCAGGAGCGGCAGAAGTTCGGCGTAGACATCGCTGAATTGCTCGATGGCGAATGTGATCATGCGAACCTCAGATCCATAATGAGGTGGATGCGGTCGTTCGCACTGTTGTTCGTGACCTCGTGTTCGACTGCATTCTGAAACCACCAAATTTCACCCGGACGCATCCATAGCGACTCGTCACCGCACCTAAACACGTTGCCGGGTTCCGACTGAATCACGAGGTGATAGCGGTCCCAGTACTGCGCATGCCAGGGGCTATCAGCGTGCGGGAAGATGCGGCCGCCAGGCTTGATACGGTTGATCATGCACCGACCAAGGCGCGTCGCCCCCAAAGCCGAAACGAGGCCCATGATGTGCGCGCGGGCCTCCGGCAATTCGTTGATCTCCGGGCGCCAAGGGCACTCGTGCAGATCATGGCCGGCGAGCTTGTTCTGGATGTACCGGTCATATTGACGCTGGGTCTTGACCTTGACCTTGTCCTGAAAGCGCAAGTAAATCGTGTCCGTCTCGCCGAATGGCCCCTGCTTGAACCCGCGCAAAAAATCGTCCGCCTTCCATAGATCGGGCTTTCGATAGAGCGCGTTCAGCAAGGGCGCAACGTTCATGCCTTCGGCGATGCGGAGGAAATTACGCATTAGGCCATCCCGCCTATGATGTATTGCTCGCTCGTCGGCGTGATTGAGCCACCCGTCGTATTCACATACTGAATCGCAAGCGTATTCGCCGCCGACACGCGCACGTTGCCGATTGACAGACCCGTTTGGTGAGAGGCCTTGTTGATGTCGATCGAGTCGCCCACTGCCAAACCGGGAACGGAGAATGTCTGCTCGGCCGTCGTGTTCGCGGCCACCGAAGCAGGCGTGAGCGTCTGCTTGATGACATACATGCGCGTGATCGTCGTAGAGCCCGAGCTCTGAAGAGTCACCGATGCCGGTTTTTCAACGTCCGATGCGACGCCAAGATAGTTCGCCATGATTTAGCTTCCCGAGGTTTCGTAAACACCGCCTTGCGCATTCACAACGGATGCCGTCCCCGCCAAGGCTTGCAGGGTTGCTCCTGGGGCCAAGTTCAGGCCAATTAGTTGAGGCGGAACATAGGACTGCCCCGCCGAAAGCGTGAAAGAAGGGACCACGATGTTCGAAGTGCCCGCGGTGCCTCCGCTCGGCACGTTGTAGACCGTGAACGGCACCGGACTTCCAGAGGTATTCGAGAACGACATGTTTGCAACAGTCGAAGTCGTGCCCGTGGGCGCCGTATAAAGGACGCCGGCAGCCGCGCCGAGTTGAGTGGATGCAATCGCTACAGGAACTCGCTTCATTTCAATCCCTTCACATAGACCTTATTCGTCCCGACTGGAATGGCGCTCGTAAAGGTCAGCGTCGTGCCACTCAGCGAATACTGGTCATCCCCCTGGAATGCCGCATCAAAGAACACCCACAACCGAGCTGCGGAGGCGAACGAGGTATTGAGCGTCAATGCCGTTGTCGTGCCGGCCGTGAAATCCGTACCGCCCGAAAACGTCTGATCCGCGATATCAGGAGCGATCGCCGGAAACACCATATCCGCCATCGATGGCTGATCCGTTGGGCGGGACACTACTATGTCTGGAAGCGGCTGAGCATCCGAAATCGCGGGCGCAAATGTCGTTTCGAATGCGCTAATTCCATCCTTCTGCACTTGCAGCGGTGAAAACGTCTGGTCGAGGCTAATCACATCTGCCAATGTGAGAGTTCCGCTCGGCGGAGCGGCCCCCCCGGTCCTGCGCCATAGCTGCATCAAGAAGATGAACCACGACTCGGTAATTTGGCCCGTACGAACATCGACAAATGCCTCATTGACGAGCGGCATGTCGGCCTTGAGATTGCTCATTGGTTGTTCGCCTGGGCTTCTACCCAGGCGCCCAAGAGAGCAGTTTTCACCGGTGCCGACCAGGAAATCTCAAAGACCCGATCGCGGGCCATGCCGAGCCGGCGCCACTGAACCGACTTGATGTACTCGCCCTCCTTGCCTAGCGAGCGCTGCACCGGATTGCCCCAGCTCACGCCGCGGGTGTCGCTCCAGCGCAGGAATACCGGCACATCGACGTTCGTTCCAACGCCGTTGCCCACCTCCATATTCGCGATGAATTCCTTGTAGTGGATTCGATCGGACGCGTCATCGACACCATGCGGGAAAGAGCGAATCCGAGCAATCGGACTACCGTTATCCGTGTAGTTGTTCACATCCCACAGATAAAGCTGCCCCGTCTGCCAGTCACCGACGATCGGCGAGCCGTAGGCTGAGGCATAGCAGTTCGCGCGATGGCGATGCAGTGCGCCATTCGCATCGATCCAGGCGAGTTGGTTCCACTGCTGCGTAGAGAGGTCGTATTGCCAGGTCACATCGCTGACCGGAAACGTCAGGACGTAGAAGAAATGGCCTTGTATCTGATACGTAAAGCCAATAGCCTGGTTCAGGTCCGTATAACCCGACATGGCATCGTCGAGCGCGAACGTCGAGATTTGCATCGCATTGAACTGCTCGGTACGGCAGACAATCGCATTACCCTGCGGAGATTGCGCGAGCCAGTAAATCGATCCATCCATCTGAGCGATTGAAGAAGCCGACGTACAGCCGTACTGCATGAACACGCCGGGCAGCCGGTCATAGGGGAATGGTGTATCGCCCGCATCAAACCAAACTTCACTCGTTTCTGCGCCAAACAGGTACACATAGCGCTTCGTTACATCAAGGCCGATCAACCTGTCGGAGAATCCCGACTTAGACGCAAAGAGCGTCGCGTCGAACGTGATCTGATTGCCTTGCGATATGTACCACTGCTGCGTGTTCGGTATGTTCAGGATCAGAAAGCCGTCGGCGAAGCGCGCCATCGTCCCGCCAGTAAAGCCCGTCGTCACCAATGCCGCGAATGTGTTCGTGCCGTCGAGCTTGACCGTCCATCCGCTGCTCGATCCATCGACGATTAGCAGATAGTTCGCGTTATCGACCATCGAGACTTGACCCGATGCCGATGACAGATCGCCGAGCTTCGTCAGCGCCCATGTGCTTGAGATGGCATAGACGGACGACCCGCAGACGCCGTACAGCGAGCCATTCGAAGCGAAATACAGCCCGCGCCAGCCGTTACCGGTCGTCGGCGTGGCAGTGGCGAGCAGCGTCAGGCCGGGGGTGGGATAGCACGTGAACGGAAATGGAGAATCCTGCGGGTTCCGCTCCATGTATAGGTTGACGCAGCGCTGCGCCTCCGCCACGAGCGACTTCGCCTGATACGCGCCGGTGACGAGCGGCACCTTCAAGGCGTCGTCCCCACCATGTAATCGCCATAGATGTTATACCAGCCGACAGACGGGCTCTTGAGAGCCGCAGGCATGGCCAACTGCGGGATCTGTGCGTTCGCTTCTTCGATGATGCGCAGCGTCGCCTCTGCCTTCTTGATGACCTGCTCGTTGGGGGGTAGGCCATAGAACGCATAGAGCTCCGGCACGAGGTTCCACATCAGCGCCGATTCATACTCAGGCGGCAGCGCGATTGTGTCGTTCACCGTCTGGAACTGCTGCAATTGCAGCATCGTCGAGATGAAGATCGTGTACTGATTGTTCGGGATCGGCCAGACGAACAGATTCCCGAGCGGATAGCCCATGTCGTAGAACGCATAGCGTGGGAATGCGTTCAGCGACTTCAGGCCGATCCGGTTGTAGTCCTCTTGCGAGCGAAGGATTTCGAGCGGGTAATCGACTGGCTGAGGACCGGTCGTGAGCAAGCGGAAGTAGGCCGATTCGATCTTCGCCGGCCGCGCCACGTTGAAGTCGCCGCCTGGGCCGACCGTATAGCTTTGCGCGCCCGTCGCCTGCTTCGAGGTCGTCACCAGCTGATAGACGAAATAGCGGCGCCGCTGAAGCTGGGCGAGCAGCATGTTCAGCAGGTTGAAGGCGTCGTTCGTATCTTCGGCAGCCGGCGTTTGTCCGACGCCGACGACGTTCGCCGTCTTCAGCGCCAGAGTGATGATGTCGAGCGGCGTTTTCGGGAGCGGGACGGTCATGGCTCAGCCCAACCTCTGAACCTTCAGGTGCACGGCGTATTTCATGGCCCCCGCCGTCCCGGACGCATAGTTGCTCGTCTGGTAGGTGATGTTCGTGCCACCCTTGGCATAGATGACCTGCTGCCCCTGGCCAAATGCGCCCACGGCGTTCGCCGTATTCGTAGAGGTGACGGTACCGGCGAGAAGCGCCGTGCTCGAATCCAAGTCGGTCCAGCCCACCCCAACGTTCGGAAGCGTCGAGGAAGCGCCGTCAGCCGTCGTCTCGACCGCATAACAGGAGACGAGATACATGCCGCCTTCGGCTGACGGAAC